GTCGAGATCCCTATGCAACGCACGCACCATGTTGATTTGACCGGCGGGGACGTGAATCATCGGCACCATCTGATTGAGGTACTGATGTATCCTATAGTCAATCCAGTACTTAGCGTAGGTGGTAAAGCGCGTCCCGCTAGAAGGATCGAAGCGATTAGCCGCCTCTATTAAGCCCTCTATGGCGGCTCCTATTACGTCCTCTCGCTCTGCCTTCCACTTGGTGTTGAACTCGCCTGCGATCTTGATAGCGAAGCGCATGTTGGCCATGACGAGATCATCGCGCGCGGCTACGTCACCATGCTGTATGCGGCGTCCCAGTGCTACTTCTTCATCTGCCGTAAGCAACTCGCGCTCGCCTATGGCGTCACAAAGACACTGGCTCATATCATTCGTCGTCGCCACGCCACGCCTCCTCAGTCGCCGCTAGTATCGCCTTTGGGTTTTCCAGAACGGGTTCACGGGCGGGCTCGAGTTCGGTATAATATACCACAGCCATGATGCGCCCCGATTTGTCGTCGAAGAAATACTGCACGTCTTTGGAGATATCCAACAACACATTGGGGTTGTTTAATACCTCCTCAAACTCCTGGCGGTGGGCTTCCACTATGAGGTTAAAGGTCCTAACGCGTCGCCGACTAGAAACCTTCATCGCCTACCGCCTTGATTGTCAGCCACGGGGTGAGGTTGCCCAGGAGGGATACCCACGCTATTCATGTAATCCACAAGCTGCTCGTATACTACCGGATCAGACTGTTGCTGCCTCCTTAGGAATTCATCACGCTGATCCGGATCCCATCCAGCGAGAGTCATTGCTATGTCATAGATAGAGTTGCCGGTCTGCGCTATAGGGTTCATATTAGGCATCATGTTCATCATGCCCTGAATCGCGCTCTCACGCTGCGCCCTTAGAGTGCTCCACTGCGCCTGATTCATCCTATCCATGAGGAATAGCTGCTTGGCCTGGTCAGCCTGCATCTGCAACATCATCATCTGATTGAGCGTGTTCTGCTGCATCTGCTGCTGCATGATAATCTGCGCAGCTTGATCAACGGTCATGCCTTGACTCATCATCTTCTGGATGTTACGCACTAGCTGATCCGTCATGTCCTGCTGCTGAGCGTTCATCTGCTGCACCATGATGGCTTGCTGGTCTTCCATCAGGCTGGCCTGATGGCTAGACTGCGCTGAGGCTATCATATTCATAGCATCAGCCTGCATCTGCGCCTTGGCGATGTTTTCAGCCTTTAGCTCTGCCTGCATGTCTTCATAATTCAAACCCTCCATCTCGATCAAGACTTTGGAGGGGATCATCTGGCCGGCCACCATCTGGAATATCATCTGCTTGTGCTGAATGTCATCCAGCATCTTGAACTCGCGCATCTTGACTTCGCACTGAGCGTAATTCAGATGCGACTGGATGATATCCGAGCTCCAGTCGAGAAACTCCTGAAGCTGATCTCTATGCGTCAAGAAGAAGTTCTCGATAATACGCAACGATATCGTGTTACCTGCCCAGGTGGCCTCTCCCGCGATTAGCCCACGCGGCAGGCCGAAACCGAGAAGCATGTCCTCCGTAGCTGCAGCTACTTCTTGAGAAGGAAGGAATGCGCGGCCCTTACCGCCGAAGTATATCTCCTGAACAGGTATTGGCGAAAACCCTATGTAGTTAGGATCCTCACGCTGATGCTTAAACTCCTCGAGGATAAACGACCGCAGGCGATCCTGCATAGCCACTGCAGAGGCATAGTCGGTATCAACCGGAGCTAGCATCCTGAAAGGAGTGATATGCTCGTTAGCCACAGCCTCGCTAGCGCGTTTTAGCGTGTCTAGGAAGTAAACCGTCTTGAAGGCGCATATCAGCAGCCCCTTACCCCACTCGCTATGCACATCGGTCGGGCCTTGCAGCTTGAAGTGATAAACGTTGTTAAGCTTGACGATCTTCTTCTCTCTAATAGCATCTAGTACCGCCATGGGGGTTTCATTGATGACATCCATGTCCCCTTCTTCAACGGCTTCAGTAAGCGACGACGGAGGATCCCAGTAGATGTCTTCTTTTCCGCTCCACGGATACGCCTTGATGCGTATTAGATTAATAGGCCACGTGCGCACTATGAGATCGCGCTCGTTAATGCGATGCTCGTCAATGGCGGAAAACACAACCTTGCTGCCACAGGTCGGGCATGTTCCGTTGAACTTGTTGCGCTTGTACGTCAAGTCACTTATGGCATTAGCGCTATAGGAATCCGGTATGATTTCCTCGCGAGGACCTTCACCTGATATGCTAGTCCCCGCCATGAGTGTGTCATCCGAGGGGAAAAGAAGAGTAGTATCTTCACGCTCCTTGCGTTTCTCCTCTAGCGCCTGCGTCAGCTCCGCACGCCGAGCTTCACACTTAGGACACGAAAACTTGCGCTCAACGGGGAAATTAAGCGTGACGACGCAGTTGCCGTTGATGAATGCATCGAGGCCGATAACGATAAGGAGCCGCTTGATGCGCATGACCTTTTCAAATACGTTGCGATAGCGATCCTCAATCGCCGTGGTCTCAGCGTTATACTCGAGATCCGTAACGGCATACTCGGCGAGCTTACTGATGGCCAACCTGACGATGGGGTTGGTATAGTAGATATATAGAGCTAGATCGTGAAAGTCTTCTGCCTTTTCAGGCATGCTAGCCGTGGCGAGATCAATGAACGGCGTTTTGTAATCCGCCGTCATCAAGCCATACGAGTCTCTCACCTCACTAAGTATCGACGACATACATCACTTCCCTTGTGGCTGCTCGCGGGGCCAGTATCGCTTAGCATCATTGGCGGCATGCTCTAATGCCAACACTTTAACGGTATGCACAGCTACCGGCTCCTCCTCTATCAGCCAATCCGTTTCTTTGCCGTAGGTAGCGCGCATGTAACCCATAATCATATCGAGGACGATGCTGTCGGCATCCTCTTCAGGGCCGTTTCCGGCAGTAGCCGCGGCGAGCAATTTACGCAATGGAGTGTTTACTAGCGCACCTAGATAACCAGGCAGCCAGAGGAAGCCCTCCTTGTATAGCAATACCGCTATCATCGCGGCTACTTCGCCCTCGAACTGGTTCTTAGGCTCGATGGTGCGCATAAACTCCACGCATCGCACTATGGAAGATGGCTCTGGCGTAAGCAACGAATCCGGCTCTGGAGTTACCCCTGAGAGCGCTAGGCATATGTTGGGGAATACCGCCCAATCCTGCCATGGAGCTAGGGAGTTGAAACATACCCTGATGGCCATGATTTTGTTCTTCATGGCTCGAGGTATGTCATCAAACTTCAGGATATCGCCCTGCTGCGCAGTGGCGTCTTCTATCTCCATCCACAATGTCTCCGGCTCGCAAAAGTGCCACACTTGATCCAAGTGATGATCCAACACCGTCACGATCTCGAATGGCGTTGACGTTACGTCCCGCAGCACATCGTGGAGAGATCTCATCGTTATGCCTTACGCCCCATCACGTCTAGAACCACCGTGCGCTGAGGGGCCGCCATGCGCATAAGCGTTCCCTCGGGATCGCTGCGCAGCTTGCCCACCACATCACTACCCAAACGCTCAACCAACAGCGACGGATCATTGACGGCCATGTCGTGCAGCTTGCTGACATCAATGTCTATCCCGCCAATAGATACCGTCTTGGCCGTTTTAATAGGCCAGCCCAAAACAGCATCGACAGGACGCGCAAGGCCTCTATCATGCCAGGAATAGTGCAACTTATTGGCGTGATCTAGGTTGTCCAGCGTAACCGCAGCTTGGGCTGGCGAATACTGCTTACTGGCTACCTTCTCGGCGAGATCGCGATAGGCCATGTAACCATCCATGTTGTTGACCATCGTCGTCCTCGCCATTATATGACCATAGGCGGAGTCGCTGAACGAACGTGCTGCATATTTATGCACACTGGAGTCCTCCGGAATGGTCACGTTCAACTCTTCTGCACGCTTTTCGATAGCTCGCGACATCTGAATCGCATAGGACGCCAACCAATGCCGCGCGTTCTTCTCAACTACCGCGATGGCATGTTGCAACTGCGCTTTGGTGTTGATAGGATAGCGCTGGTAAGTAGCCCCGTTAATGTCTTGATTGATGCCAAAATGCCCCGTTTCCTCCGCGGAGGCCTGCTTCTCCATTATGCTGTCTAGCGTAGCAAGCAACCCCTCCGTCACGGGATAGAAGAAGGAGAGATGCTCGCCCTTTGCATTAGCTATCGCGTTATACCACGGCTCGGACGAGATATCTACGCCATAACGCAAAGCAGCACTCTCGAAGCGCTTTACGATGATGTTAACCATGTTGTAGGGCAAGCGCTTGTAAACCTTATTGAAGGCCGCGATGCTCATCTGCAGATCGGTCTTGCTATTAATGGGATACTTGCGCATCCTGTCGCCGTTGGGCAGAACTAGCACGATGGCAAACTCGGTATCCAACATGCGATGCTGATCACCCGCGTCTCCGCTATGATAGAGAAAATCACGCAACTCGCCCGACGCTTCTGCCACCTTGCGGAAAGCTCACTCGGAAAATTCGGCATCACCCATGCGCTGGAAATCGTATGCATCCATTACTAGATTCTTGCCCTGCATCTCATCCCTCCGCTCCAAGCATTTGCGCCGCCTGGTTGCATATCTCGCGATTAGTTATCGTATCCCAGCAGGGAGCTCCCGGCTGAGGCTCGTCTTTCTTACCACGCTTCTCCCAATCGCTTATTAGTATAGCGCATTTTGAGCAAGCGTCGGAGCCATGGCAAAAACACGGCGCGCAGCTATAAGGGGTGAAGAATGAGTAAACATTATCGTATTGCCCCACACGCAGTTCTGGTGGAATGACATTGAACAGTGCAATGGTTGGGATGCCCATCGCTCCCCCGAGATGAGCCAACATGCTATCGGGGGCGACGCATAGGGAAGCGCGCTGGCATAGGGCAACCATATCGTAAAGATCCGTCTTGCCGGCCCAGTTGTGTATTTTGGGCATCGGCTTGGAGTCGCGGCCTAGCCATTCGAGATTACAATCCCTAGGCCCGCCTGTTACGATAACGTGTACGTCAGGCGCGAGGGTTGACAATGCATAAACCAACTGCGCCGACCTGCCGATAGGCAGTGATCTATTGATATTGCTGCTCTTGAACTGATACAGCAAGACGCGGTCGCTCGTTTTAATGCCATCCTTGCGTAGCCGTTTATCTAATCCCCTCACGGCACCCCTAGGGGGGACTAGTTCGGGAACCTTTTCCTCCCGAGTGAGATGAGGCAGGCCTAGCCGCTCTGCGAATACATCACACCCGTGTAGCGTCCTCGCTGGCGCCCACGGAAACTCTATGGCATCATAGAAATTGGCGATGTAATCGTATTTTTCAATGGCCAAAGCCGGCGATGGGATGGATAGCGTTTCGTCAACATAAGGCGACATGCTGCCGAGTGGGGTGTATTTCTTGCGCGTTGCCAACCCAATGCGGACTGACGGCATAGCCTTCTTCATGCGCTGTATTAAGGGGAGTATCATAATGATATCACCCGCCCCGCCAGTCCTCGTAAATACAATAGAATCCGTCGGCTTAAGCTCTTGCCCGGAGTATTCTTCAATATCAGCCAGGCGCACATCAATACTTGACAGGGCCTCAGGACACACCTTATGTGCTTGCGCTTGCATGTTGAGAAGGTCGTACCTGGAGTAAAACATCTCGCGCCCTTCGTACTGGCGCATTGATGCATCAAACAGCTTTGGGTGATACGACAGCATAGTAACCACGTACATAAAAGCGCCTCCAAAAGGCGGCGGGGGGGGGCCTAAGCCCCCCGCGCTCACGCTAGTCGCTACATATCGTCACACGCTTCGACATCATCCCCCAGACTAGTCTCCACCGGATCGGGCCCCTCACCCGCGGCGTAATACATTCCCTCGTGAGCTGGCTTGTCAGGGCTTATCTTAAGCAGGTATAGCTCCGGTAGCTGACGAAACAAGTCGTTAACCCTGCTCGCAAGCCCATCGTACGCTACGCACTCGTCTTCGTCCTCGTCTTCGTCCTCGTCTTCGTCCTCGTCTTCGTCCTCATCTTCATCGCCAGAGTAATCTATGTCATCTATTGCTTGCGCCAGAGCCTCCGTTGCATCCTCAACCCCACACATGTCAACAAGATCAGTCATCGCGCCGGCGATAACAATCTCAAGATTAGCGCTCCATGCCGGATTCCCGCCGCACACTAACTTGCCAAAAGTATGAACTGCCACTAGATCATGAATTAGCCTAGCAAGAGCAGTAACCGGATCAGGTGGCTCAAACTCATCCATCTGAGAAAGGCTAATAGCATACATGCCCTTAAGCAGGTTAAGAGCATCCTGCGATACCGCCACGCTGCAAGCATGGGTGTCGCGATCGTTGGTCTGATGTAGATCCATCTATATCTCCCTATGGGTTGATATCGTCGAGCGCACGCGCGACGTTAATGGTAAACACCGAGCTGCGCCTAATGTTCGTCGGCGGTGCCCCGTGCATCTTCGCCGGCGGGATTGTAACCGTAATCTGACCGCAATAATACCCCAGCCACGAGTCGTGCACCATTAAATCATACGCCACGATACTATCCGACAAAACCGTCATTTGAGCATCAGCCACAATAGGGTATTCGTCATCAATATTTCGCTGAATGCGTAGCGTAACGTTAGTTGCGGGATCAGTCAGCGCTACAACCTTCGAGCCGTCCTGATTAAACAGCTCAACACGCCACTGAGCGTTTTCGCCTTGGTATAGCGTGCTGCTTAGAGGCCTCGCAATAATCATGACTCCTCCTTAACCGCCGATATATCGGTGTTCTCCACGATTATATCGCTTAGACCGTTTGTCACGTCACGCTGCTCCACCATGCGATCTCCGCGCAATAAGTGTGCCGCAACCACTTCCGGGCTCTCTAATAACATAGACGAAACCGAAAGCGCTAGCCACTCTAGGGCACGACGGCTATCATCAATAGCGTCCCGGTAGGATGTGTATTGCGTAACATGTCCACCAGTCACTAAGCCGTCATCCCCCGGCACCGCCTGATCTATCTTTTCACACCACTGCAGAATATCTAGGAGGCGAGTGGCTACGCTCCGCACGTTTTCTGATTGTCTCTTGTGGTCCGTTGTCATGCTATCGCCTCCTTACAGCAGCAATATATGTTATCCTTCTCCGCGTGTCAATACCCCCCTGATTGCGGTATAAACAATACGGAGCAACCAAACCCTAAAGGAGGAATCATGAAGAAGGCGATAATCTTCAGCACCATCGTCGGGGCCCTCATGGTGGGGGCCGTGGTCCTGGCGTGGAGGCGCAAGCTTGCCGCCTCTGCGTAGCTGGTCGCGCCTCATCGACGGACTGGTGGTGGCATACTACCCGCCGGTCCCCGAGAAGGAAGCCGACAGCGCGGCATCCGAAATGCCGTCAATCGCCATCCTCGTCCCCGAGAATCACAAAATCCTCGAATTCGGGGCGAGGAAGCGAGAGGAGTTGCTGGGGCATCCCATCACGCGCTACATCAAGCATGAGGGTGTGGCGTGTTGGATAATGCCCGACGCGCTGCGCGTGTACTACCATCGCGATTGGCTCCAAGGGCTTAACCACGAGGAGCGCCTCGAGGCCGTCTGGGCGGAGGCGGCGCACCTGGTGCGGCAACTCAACCGCATCAACGACGAATCGTGGTGGGAGCGCGTTAGGGCAGCCAAGGCCGCCCTCGAGGATGTTCTAAACGAGATCAACAGGCCCCCTCTATGAGGGGGCCCCCCACTTCACAATGTTATCATCCAGCAGCGCAACCCCGTTTATTGTTTTTACTAACTCCTCAGAAGAGATATCGCCAGGGATGCCGGATGTCTTAATCGCAACAGACGCCTTTCCGGGCAATACCATAATCCAATGCGGCGAACCGGTTAACACCGCAATGGCATTAGCCAGCCCCGATATAGCCTCGCGAGAGCTTAGCCACACCACAACGTCATAATGCCGCATCGACCGGATTGCGTCCAGCGTGGTCGGCCACGAGATTGTATCTTCCGCGTTGAGCACTATGTCAGCGTCGCATGCCTCTGTTTGCGACAGGTTTGCGACAGTGTTTGCGACATACGCCATCCCAATCGTCGTGACGGAAGTCTTGCCCGGCAACTCAAGATCGGCTTCGACAATGTCACTGCGCCTGACCCCATGCGCCAAAATGCAAGCCACGGAGACAATCGATAATATGGGTGAAGACGCGAGTGTGTTTTCCCTTCTAACTCCGCCAGTCTTCACCGCGCGTCCGCCTATGGCTTGCTGGATAGGTACGCTGCGCCTAATGATCGGCATGGAGGTTGCTCTCATCGGGGACAACTCCGTTGTAGGATAACGCAAGGGTGAATTCTGCGACATGTTAATCCCCCAAAGGCAGATATATACGGTTGAGATTGCTCTCCACCATCCGGAAACGAGTTTCGTTTGAAGCATCTCGCTCACTATCCGGCACCGATCTGCGATAGTGATGCATGTTGAGCGATACGTAACGATCCATGCCTAAAACGTCATAGCACCCCGACACTAAGCGTCCGCCGCCAGGGGCTAGACCGGCGCGCTGATTGCGCAGCGTCCAATCGACGTGTTCGTGTGAAAACCATCCGAAACGCTCAGAGTCAAACGCCCCAACGCGGTCAATACACTGCTGATCAAAAGTGATCAACGCACCCTGTATGCGGCTAGGACGCCAGTTGACCAGAAACACCCCGTTGTCCAGCCTCATATCGTTGACGGGGTAGAGATTGGCTATAATTCGCTTCTCGAGATCAGTGTCCATAAAGACAAAGTGACTCCACGGGGTCAGCTTATATGCTGCAAGATAAGCCTCATCCCAACCCGGCTTGAACAATAGATCGTCGTTGGCAATCACGCCAAGCCCCGATAGGCCGTTGAAGTATCTTAGAATGCGATTGCTCTGCTCTGCCACTCCCCCGCGCTGAGGGTTGTCTAGTATCTCGACCCCGTAAGTATCATTAGCCCACCCCAATATGTATCGAGCGGCCTCGGCGGAGTTGTCGTCACTGACCACTATGCGATAGTCGATATGTGGGCTTTTGGATTCCATCAGCGTTTTAATCGTGGTGCGCAGCATCTCCGGACGGTTGTAGGTAATAATGCCAACGCACAACTCATCACGCACCGCAGTGGGACGATATAAGCGGTGCGGCCATATCTCGGCGTGTAACGCGGCTTGATGCGTCCGCTGATCCGACACCTGCAACAACTCCGACGCACGGCTTATTGAGCCGAGAGACACTGATGCACCAACCAGTTTTTGGCTAATATCTTTGGTATCACCCAGTATCCACTCCGCACGCGTTTCCGTACCCGCACGCCATTGCTTCGGCATGTTGTCGGTATTGCCCAACACGATTAGGCATCTCGAGTATCCGCACAGCGATAGAGCATAGCCCAGCCAATACTCTTCACGCGCCTTAAGCGTGGAATGCGTTATAACTTGCGCGTGTAATCCTTGAGCTTCGGCCGCTGCACGGTATGCCGTGACATCTCCAGACACAACCACTACGCTAATGCCGTCCGACTCGGGTTGCCCATGATTAGCCAAACTGCGCCTCACCCTGTCTATGCGCCACTCCCACCCCTGAGGCCTATTCACCACGGCGCGGAATAGCTCTGTATTCTTTTTGCGCAAAGCCTTATTAGCAGCATCCGGAGACTCGGCGTGGGGCTGATGATATAAAACAATATGCGGCAAGAGTATAAGGTCAATCAGGCCCAGCCTGGACAAGTAATTCAGCCGCTCGACAAACTCCTGCTTGTTGCCGCCCCAGCCGATAAAGCGTTCGTCAAAGCCCCCTAGATCACGCCACATCCAAGTCTCGATGGTCGGGAAGTTCTCCTGCACGCTGCGCACCTTAATCGCCCGACACTCGCGCAGCTTCTCGATGTTGATTTCTGAAAAAGAGCTAAAAATACGATTCGACAGCGTAGCGCGTGTTAACAGGCCTCCTAGACTGAGCTTGTTTTCCATGTAGTCAGCGCTGATTTTGTGCCATTCAGACAGGGAGTTCTCAATACGCGCCAATCGCTGAAATATAGCGGCGTGTCTGCCGTCAGCCAACGCCGAACGATGCGCGGCCAGTATCTCACTTAACGCCCCGGGAGGCAATAACATATCGGCGTCATTGATCATCATCAGCGGTGAAGTGCATAACGAACACGCTAGATTGCGCGCCGCATTGCGGCGGACTGATTCCTTAACGTCGCCTAGCGCTTCGCACTTCACTTCAAACTCGGGGGATATGATATCAATGACATGCTGAATGGGATCTATGCTCACTCCATCCACGCCGAGGCACACCTCGAATTCACTTGCCGGCAGCGTTTGATGCGTGAGCGATCTCAGCGTCCCCATTAGGTTGTGGACTCTGCTCTCCGAAACGGGCATGATGACGCTAATCTGTGGCAATGCGGCTCCTAGCGTAAAACGTTGTGTTATGTGTTATAAACATAACGGTACGTTGGGGTAATGTCAAGTAGACAGAAAGGAGCTACCATGGCCCTAATATCAGTAGGATGCGGATGGGCGCTGGCAATGCTGGCGCTATACGCATCAATACTTGTTCCCGGACACGCCGTAATAGCCTTCGTCACCGGGGTGATGGCTATCATCCCTATCGGAGCCGCCATGCTGATGCAAGATCCACTCGATAGACGCTCGCCGATGTGGATCGCCGCAGGGTGGATACTGGGATTGCTCGTCAATCGGCTACTCACTCCGGGGCTCGAGAGGTACGTTCCTATGGCTCTATACGGTAGCGCAGCTAGCTTTGTGCTGGCTATCGCGCTACACTACATAGAGCGCGGAGTGCCATCGCGATGCCCTGTGTGCGGCAGCAAGTCGCAGCTGCACTCTCAGTTGGAGATGGCATATCGCCAACACGCTCCGTATGTCTTGATTGACTACGGAGAGAAGATATGCCCAACTTGCGAGGCACGTCTACTCAATGCAGCACACCGCCAGGTGTGTGCAAGTATAGAGGAACGCCTCGCGGCGATCTCTCCACGGGAGGAGGAGGAGAATCTCACCCTGCGAGAACCAACTCCCCCACCTCCTAGGTTGATCCGTGAGGGATCGTCAAGACCGGAGGAATAAGATGCGATACGTTATCATCATAGCGCTTCTGTGCGCGTCGCTAGTAAGCGCGGATGTGGTCCTATCATCCGAACACCTCAGCGACGCCGTGTGGATCGATGAACTGCTATCGGATAGCCTTCACGCGACGGTGACTATCACGGATGACAACATCCACGTCACCATGGACCAACCATTCAGCATTGACCATGGCTATATCGCTATCGCCAATATCGCAACTGCAGTCATAGCAGGCATGTTATATGCCGACTGGAGTTGCGATACCTGCACAATACAGTTCGGCGACATACTCCTGGCGATACCATTCGAGGCGATACAGCGCTCAGACACGTTAAGGGCGCTGGGACACTCCCATATCTACGTGGTTAATGAGCTGCTAGCACGGGCGACTCTTTTTGTGCGATGATCTACCGCTGGGGCGTTGTCCAATTGGCAGGACGCAGGACTTTGGATCCTGTTGGTGGAGGTTCGAGCCCTCCCGCCCCAGCCATCACTCCCAATCGCCCTCCCCAGTCTGGTATGAATGAAATGGAGGGAGGGACTGGAGGTAGTCCCAATGCCCATCTCAGATAAGGCAGAGCGGCTCATAAGGGTCGCCGTGGCCTGGGGCATAAAATCCCTCGTCGGCGAGCACAAGCTCAACGGCACGGCAGTATCACGGTCGTGGAATCGAACCGCATACGACGTGCAGCATGGCGTGCCCGTCGGCGTGCAGAATTCCCTGGTGGAGGAGCGCATAGAGCGCGTACTACGCGACTCTAACCTTCTGCCAGGGGACTGCGCTGAAATGCAGCGCAGGATTCACAACGCGGAAGCGTGTGCGCAGCGTTTCCGCGGAGAAGATCAGGAGGAGACATGAGCAGGATAGCCCTAGCAATGTCTCCCCTGCTCTATCGCCTAGGCGACTGGAAAGCCGGCGCGAGGGCGATAGAGGAAGCCGGCCTCTCCCCGGACGGCCTTGCAGTCTTGGGAGAGGACAAGGGAGCCCAGTTGGTGGCTGAAAAGCTGGGCATCCCGGCGCGTGCGTTCCCCGTCGACTGGAATGACGGAACGTACGCGGGTATGATGCGGAATATAGACCTTCTGCATCATGCCACGGCCTTGGTGGTGGTCTGGCTTGAAGACACGCCGAGCATTCGGCATCTCATCGAGCAAGCCCACCGCAGGGGCATCCCCGTGTGGATAACCAACTACTACACGGGATTGAAGGACTCAATAGCCCCCAAGGCGGGGGCGCAGTGCGCGGACCTATTCGCGAACGTTTAAGGAGGCTCGAAATGAGAGCTATCGTAATCGCCATGCTCCTCGCCGCCCTCGCGGGCGGAGCGCAGCTGAGGTATGACGACCCCAGCGACCCGGATCGGGTGCTGGATACGCTGGGGGAAGTCGTGCTGGTGGAGTTTGCCATTCCACCATCCCCAGAGGTAGCCATCACCCTAGACTCCATCACGGTCAGGGTGAATAGCATAAGCAGGACTCTCGTGTTCTGCTACGTGTTCAACCAGCCCTCTCCGGGCTGCGTACGTTTCCGGGAGGACTATACAGCATACCTTTACCCTCAGCAAGTTGAGCCGGGCGACTCGCTTGTGACGTTCCCGGCCGGCTGCGTAATCCCCCTGGACAACGGGTCTAATGTCCAGGTGGTGTTGGTGATGGGGAACGTGTGGGCGGCCAAGTTCGTAATGGACTCTGCCGCGGTGGCGCCCCCGCACAGCTACCACCATGTCGGGGGGTGGGGGCGGCTTGCGCCGCCCCTTGCCGTTTAGTTAAACTCGCTCTTGATGGAGCCGTTCTCCAATACCTACCAGAATCTACCATGAGATTCTGCGCTTGGTTCCTGCTTCAAAGAGGCTGCCAACGATACTGCTGTTGGTCTTATATCACTCTCCACAGGCGTTCGAGTATCAACTCCGGTTTCGGTAGAACTTACCGTACCATTTCTATATTCAATAACGCGATTACACAACTCTATAAATTCTTGTGGTGTAAGATCGCGCTTTGCGTAATTGACTCTTTCGCTCACCCACTCAACGTTGTCAATATCATGTCTCTTTTCGGGAAATCTTGATGTAGGCAAAATGTGGTCGAGATGGCAATTCAACCCAGGAACAAGTTTCTCACCGGTATAAGGGCAAGTATAATTTTGTGATTCCAACTTATCCTTCAATAGTCTTGCCACTTCCACGGTTCCGGCGCCTAAATTCTCCGTAGCGATTTCGACATACCAATGCTTTTCACAAAGACGGTTGCTGTGAGGCATTTGAGGATTTGTGCAAAATTTACAAAGACCTCGTGATACTCTATCATTGTAACCAGCGATTTGATTTGCTCTGTCTCGTTCCCTGTTATTAGACTTCCATAAATTTGCCTTAGCGTTTACACAATCCTTGCATACGGCCATTGTCCCATCTTTCCTTCTGGAATTCCTGCCGAACTGCGTTGCGTCAAGAACACGACCACACTTCCTACATATCTTTTTCATGATAACTTACTCCTTTGTATAGTAAGTATATCACTATCAGGCCGACTTGTCAACTCAACTCTCGGTAGTTTTGCTGCTAAATTCTTGAGATTGATGGCTGCGTTTAGGTCGCGGTCATGTATTGCACCACAGTCGCAAATCCATTCCCTATCTGATAACTTCAACTCCGAGTTGATGCAACCACAATGCCTGCATAGACGCGAAGATGGGAAAAATCTGTCGGCGACTATCAATTCGGAGCCGTACCAAACTGTCTTGTATTCCAGTTGCCTGCGAAACTCAGCAAATCCAACATCGCTGATTGCCTGTGCCAGGCAATGATTTGCCAACATCCCAGATACATTTAGGTCTTCAAGCACAACTACACTTGGACGTTCATTATCGGGCTTGGTTTTCGCAACGATAACAGACGTTGATTTGTGTAGTGTGTCACGGCGGATGTTGGCTATCCGTTGATGCGCTTTGGCAATTTTCTTCCGTGTCTTTTCTCGATTCTTTCCACCTTTCTTTCGGCGCGACAGTTCGCGTTGAAGTCGCCTTAATTTTCCTTGTGCCTTCTTTAGTGGTTTCGGGTTCTCGAATCTTGTTCCATCACTGATCACAGCCAAGTCTTTGATACCTAAATCAACACCTACAGGTTCACCGATCGCCTGAGTGGTCTCAATCTCTTGTTTGCATTGAACACTAACGAACCACCCTCCCGCCGCTTCTGAAACAGTAACAGACAAGATGTGGATACCATCAGTTGGAATGTAGCCGCGCTCCTTCAATCTTAACCAACCAATCCGAGGCAGCTTGATGTGTGTTTCCGTGACGTGGATTGCACCTGTCAATCTGAAACTGCCAATGCCGTTTTTGCGGGATTTGAACTTAGGGAAACCAGGAGCCTCACCACCATTTTTCACGCGGCGGAAGAAGTTTTGATACGCCCTGTCCAAATCGCGCAGGGCTTCTTGTGGAGCAGCTTTTGAAACTTCGTAAAGCCAGGGGAAATCTGTCTTTTTCAATGCGTTCAACTGCCGGTGTTGCTCTATAGCATTGCTGGACTTACCGGTTTCCTCATATTCCTGCTTTCGTCTTGCAAGTCCCCAGTTCCAAGCAAAGCGAGCAGCGCCAGCGTGTTTCAACAGCGTAGTTCGTTGAGTGTTGTTTGGATCGAGTTCGGCTCGGTACGCTCTAAGAATTTCCATCAGCTTTCTGCTTCCTGCGCTCGGCTGAACGCTTACCATAGATTTTTGCTGAAAATGACGAGAGCAAAGACAGCATGTCTTCAACCAGTTCCGCTTCGTATGACTTGGGTAGAACTTCCTCACACCACTCAACAATGACGCCGTGACTCTCAAACAACTTGACGAAGATTCCAAAATTGAATCGGGCAAGGCGGTCTTTATGTTCTATGACCAAGCGGTTGATCTTGTGCTCAATTGCCAGGTCAAATAGCCGATGAAGTTTGGGGCGATTGTCGTTCATACCAGATAACGTTTCCTCAAATACATAACCAACGCGGTATTGCTTGTTGGCGCAGTATTCAAGCAGGCGCAATTTCTGACGTTCCAAATCACCTTTCTGTTTCTGGTCATGAGACGACACCCGCACGTAGATTGCGGCACAATCATTTGGTGGAGCATCTTCTGAAACGATACCTTGAAGTTGCTCAATATCTTCAATGCGGTATCTCCGATGTCCGCCTTTTGTGCGCTCTGCTTTCAACGCGCCAGAATCATCCCATGCTCGGAGCGTAGAAATTCCAACGCCAAGAAGTTCAGCGGCCTTCGCTATCCCGATTAGTCTCTTGCTCGCCATCCAGTTCCTTCTCGAAAAGTTCTCGCCAATGGTTGTAGATGCGCTGAAATTCCTCATTGGTGGGAACTTCATCAAGTTCAAACGGGTGTTGGTAAACCCGCCCGTCGTCAAGTTCAAACTCAGTCTTGGTTACTCGTGTGACCATCGCTCGTTTCATCCTTCACCTCCAATTATACTAAAAGATTTTGGTAGTGTCAAGTAGATTATAGTAGATTATCTACTAACTGTTCGGTCCCCTCGCGGCGGCTGATTCACGTTAAACATCCTACGGAAGAATGCACGCATCTTGTCAAGAAAGGTCTCTTTCTCGTCTACCGGATCCAGCATGGTAGCCCGCAACGCAGAACGAGCCTTGGAGCGAACAACATTCTGCGACAGCGGGTCGAAAAACTCCTGATATATGGCAAGCTTTAGCCGAGATCCATCATGCATGTCATCCCTCCCAAGTCATCTTTTTTATTATATCATCCCAGGCTAAAGCGTCAAGCAAACGCGGAACCCGCGTAATGGCCCACGAGAGGCCGTAG